GAGCTTTGAGGAGAAGAAGGAAGGCGAGCGTCAGGAACTTGTACGCGACAAGATCGATTCCCAGGAAGATATCGCGCTGTTGCGTGCGGAAGTTAACCGTGATCGTTTGGAACAACAGGCCAAAGAGAGGAGTAAGCAGTAATGGGAAGCACTCTGGAAGCACAGAAAGCGAAATCGCCTACACCTAAGAAGAGAATAAAAGTCTCTCCAGGGAAACCTTACTATTCGAGTCCAGAAGTAGAAGCAGGTTGGGTGCAATCATTACCCTCTGAAGTTGAAGCGGCTCGAACTAAACATAGGGTGGGAAAGCGGTATCCTTCGTCTTTTCGAGGTTACACAAACTTACGAAACCTTTTTAGAGGTGAAGAAGGTAAAGTGGGGGCTAGATTAGCCCGGGAAGCGGCGGAAGAAGCTGTTTACAAGGATAGGGCGGATCTCTTGCTCCGTTATGATGGCGGTTTTGCCTCAAAGAAAACGAGGGTATTCTAATGGCTAAAAGACTTCCCAAGGTGCATCTTACTCGGAGCGGAGGCCCTAAAATAGGAAATCCTAATGTGGACGATACCGAAAGGCATGTAGAAGCAGTTTTGAAAAAATCTTTGAAAGAAGGAAAAAAATCTTCTGTCCGTTTAGCTTCTTTATTTAATGACGGTGGAAGTGTGAAGACAAAGGTGTACTGATGCCCATACGAAAAGTAAAAGGGGGATGGTCTTTTGCCAGTTCCGGGAAACCTGTATACAAGACACTTGCGGCGGCGAAGAGATCTTACAAGGCGTATCTGGCGAGAAGAGCGAGGGTGTGATGGTTAAGAAAATAGTGGATCAGATGTCCGATCAAATGGATATTTCAAAACAGGAAGCGAGGGGTCTTATGGCTAAAGCAAAGAAAGTTAATGATATGGCTCGTTATATGCACGGTGGCCATGTTTACAATGTCACTTATGGCAGCGAAGATGTTCCTGTCGAATATGGCCGGGAAAAACTCAAGGGTGGTACGGAAGAGTTGATACAAGGCACCGAGTCCCAGGTCCGTGGTCGTTACTTCAACAACAACGATGGAAAAGGAACTTTCTGATGGCTAACGGTAGAACAATTTTTGGATCTAAGTTAAAACCTGAAGATTGGAACAAAATGATCACATCTGATGCGGATCGACGTCGAATGAAGAAAAAAATTCTGGGCGAGTCTGGCAGATCCATCTCCGATGCGGATCGACGTCGTATTGAAAGAGCGTTATTGGAGGAGTCTGGCAGATCCATCTCCGATGCGGATCGTGCGCTAATGATGGAGAAGTATATTAATCGCAACGATGGCGGTATCGCCAAGAAGACGAGGACATTCTAATGCCTGCTAATGTGACATATGTGAGTGAGGACGCCGCGCAAGCCTACGCCAATGAAATTGGTGGATTTGTGGTGCCAATTGATGAAGATGGAGACGGTGTTCCTGAAGGTTGGAGAGTCGTTGCGGAAGGACCTACCCGTGGGCCAACTCCAGAGGAACTTGCTCCGCCTAACGGAAGTTTTCGAGCCGCAGCAGATCAAGAGGAATATTTAAAAAAAGTACAAGAAGCGGGTGGCCCCACGGGAAAAAACATGGGCGGTGTCATTGTCGATGAACTGGGCTACAGGCAGGGTGGAATGAATTTTAATGAGCGCGGTTCCGTCAAGTATTCCAAAGGTGGCGCCGTCAAAGGCAAGAACTTTGCGGGAACTTTTTAATATATGGCCGACCCAACAACCTTTGCATATTCTTTATTAAAAGCTATACAGGCTCGCATAGCACTTACTCAGGACGCCATTCTCCACGGAAGTCCTAAAGATATGGAATCTTATAGGAACTTGACGGGAGAATTGACGGGCTTAGAATTTGCGGAACAGGAGATAAAGGATCTCCTGCAATCTTCGGAGGACGAATGACGAATACCCTATACGTTCCAGATAATGTTCTGGATTCGCAGAAAAAGAAGAAAGAAGCTGTATTATCTGCATATGTAAACAAGAACGAGAAGGTTCTCGATCCGTCTCTTGTTTCTAAAAACCTGCAAGAAAGATTGCCCCAGCCCACAGGATGGCGACTTCTTGTAATGCCTTATATGGGGAAAGCCACTACAGATGGTGGCGTACATATCCCTGATGCTGTTCGTGACAGAGAGGCACTTTCCACTGTAGTTGCGTATGTTTTGAGGGTAGGTCCTCTCGCATACGAAGACTCCAATAAATTTGGCCCAGACGGGCAACCTTGGTGTGAAGAAGGGGATTGGGTTTGTATTGGCCGCTATGCCGGCGCTCGGTTTAAGATTGAGGGCGGTGAAGTACGTATCATCAACGATGATGAGGTCATTGCAACGATCCTGGAACCTGACGACATCAAGCATGTATAGAAAGAAGAAGGAAATCATGGAGATTACCCATGCCTGAAGAAACTAAAATTGATATTGGTGATACCGAAGAAGAAGCGGTAGATGTAAAACTTCCCGAAGAAAAGGAAGAGGAAATTGTTCAAGCCTCGGAAGACGAACTTGAGGATTATAGCGCCGGAGTAAAATTCCGAATTAATAATCTGACCAAGCGTTTTCGAGAAGAAGAGCGGCAAAAACAAACCGCTATTGAATATGCGGACAATGTCCGAAAAGAGAACGAAAATCTTAAAACCCGAATTGATTCCTTGGATCAGGGATACCAAGAGCAGTTTGAAAGTCGTGTTACCAATCAAATCGCTTCCGCCAAGGAACTTCTAAAGCAAGCTCACGAAACAGGAGACGTTGATAAGATTGTTGACGCTCAAGAATCTTTAGCTAATCTGAGCGTAGAAAAGGGAACCCTAAAGGCCGTCCGCGCTGAGACTTCTCCAACGGAACAAGCAGCACCACCTGTAGTGGCTTCGTCTCCAGCCCCTGCTCCTGCTCCGACCCCTCCAGATCCTAGAGCAGAGGAATGGGCTTCTAAAAACTCCTGGTTTGGAGATGATGAAGTTATGACATATGGTGCTTTTGGCATTCATAGACGGCTTATTGAGGATGAGGGGTTTGACCCTCAATCAGATGAATACTATGCTGAACTAGACACTAGACTGAGAAGCGAGTTTCCTCATAAATTCGATTCTAGGTCTAAAAGCAACGGGGGAAGCCGAAAGGTTGCGTCAGCCGAGGCTTCTGCATCCCGCAATAGAAGTGGACGAAAAACTGTGCGATTAACGCCCTCTCAAGTTGCTATTGCAAAGAGGTTAAATGTGCCACTTGAAGAATACGCTAAATATGTGAGGGATTAATCATGAGTACTGAGAACACAACTCACCAAAAGTCTACGAGAACGCCTAGGGCAAATCAGACCCGTGCAACCCAAGCACGCAGAGAACCTTGGAAACCACCGTCCATGTTGGACGCACCACCTCCGCCAGAAGGTTATAAACATCGGTGGATACGGGCAGAAGTTATGGGTTTCGATGACCGTAAGAACGTGGCAGCACGATCCCGCGAGGGATACGAACTGGTACGTGGTGAAGAATACCCAGACTTTGATATCCCGACTGTCGATGATGGAAAACATGCTGGCGTAATTGGTGTTGGTGGTCTTCTTCTAGCGAGGGTTCCGGTTGAGATTACTGAGGAACGCAATAGTTACTATCGTGGCATGACTCAGAATCAAATGACCGCTGTCGATAACGACTTAGCTCGTGAACAACATCCAGCGATGCCCATCAGTAAACCTGACAGGCAATCTCGTGTAACTTTTGGAGGTCCTCAAAAAGAGGACTAGGAGAAACAGTAAATGGCTAATTCTAATGGAAGCTTTGGCCTTCGTCCTTTAAGCAAACAGGGCGGGGCCGCTAATTCCACTGGTATGACCCAATACTCCGCGTATGAAATTGCAAACGGCAATACCGATAAGCTGTATCACGGAGAACCCGTGATTCCGCTTTCCACTGGCTTTATTGGCGCTCCTGGCGCCGCGGCTGGCGGGACAGTTGGTATGCTGGGCGTATTTCAGGGTTGTGAGTATGTGGATTCTACCACTGGAAAAACTGTCTGGAAAAACTACTGGCCCGGTTCCGGGGCAGATTCAAACCACCCCGTAAAAGCGTATGTCAATGACGATCCAATGCAGCTTTATCTTATTGCAACGGATGCGACATGGACGAGCAAGGCTACGGCGCGTGCCGCGGTCTTTGCAAACGCCAACTTCTCAACCGCTATCACAGGAACAGACGCTACTGGTGTTTCGTTAGGTCGCCTAGCGATCAGTACGATTGCCACCACAGCTGCTCTGCAAATGCGTATTGTTGGTTGGTTAGATGATCCAGAGAATGCTGATTTTACAGCAGCTGGTATTGGGGCAATTGTACGGTTGAACAACCACTTCGGTAGCAATAACGGTGCTATTGCAGCTGGTACACCTTCAACCACTGGCGTATAGGAGGGTTTGAAAAATGGCTATTAGTAGAGCACAACTAGCAAAAGAGCTAGAGCCTGGCCTCAATGCCCTTTTTGGTCTTGAGTATGCCAGATACCTTGACGAATCGGCTGAAGTTTATGACACAGAATCTTCCGAGAGGGCCTTTGAAGAGGAAGTCATGCTTTCAGGTTTCGGGTCTGCGCCCGTAAAAGCTGAAGGTTCAGCAATTTCGTTTGATGATGCCCAGGAAGCGTATACCGCAAGGTACACGCATGAGACTATCGCGCTTGCTTTCTCCATTACGGAAGAAGCAATCGAGGATAATCTCTATGATCGTCTGGCTTCGCGTTATACGAAAGCTTTGGCACGTAGTATGGCCAACACCAAGCAGGTGAAGGGTGCAGCTACGCTGAACAATGCTTTTGATAGTTCGTTTACTGGCGGTGATGGCAAAGAGCTTTGTGCGACGGATCATCCACTTGTTAATAACAATGATCTTCGTAACGAGCCCAGCACTGCGGCTGACCTTAACGAAACCAGCCTTGAGAATGCTCTTATTGACATTGCAGCTTTTGTTGATGAGCGCGGCCTGAAGGTTTCGGTTCGTGGCGAGAAACTGATTGTTCCGCCGGCACTGCAATTCGTTGCAGATCGGTTGCTCGAATCAACTCTTCGTCCTGGTACAGCTGATAACGACATTAATGCCACAAGGAACATGGGTATGCTTCCGCAGGGGTATGTCGTTAACCACTATCTGACGGATACGGACGCATGGTTTATTAAAACCGATGCTCCTCGTGGGTTTATCCACTTTGAGCGTATGCCGATGTCCACGAAGATGGAAGGTGATTTCGATACAGGTAACGTAAGGTTCAAAGCCCGTGAGCGTTATAGCTACGGTTACTCTGATCCACGTTGCGTGTTTGGTTCACCAGGTGCGTAAAGATTGAGTGAGGGGAGAGGATAAACCTCTCCCCGTTTCTCTGGGAGTTTATAGCCCTAGCGACTGTCCCAGCAGACGCTTACAAGACTCTAGGGCAACTTTGTAAGGAGGTAGCCAGATGGCTAACACAACTTTTAATGGTCCAGTCCGGTCTGAAAACGGCTTTGAGGTAATTAATGTCAATTCAACCACTGGTGCCGTAACCAACACTTTCGATATCGCCTCTACGGGCATTGTAACGGACAAATACGTTAAACACGTTGGTTTTGCTACGGGCGTTACTGTCAACAGTACAGCGGGTGACAGCCCCGCGATTGGTGAGTTTACGCAACCTGCCAATACTATTATCACTAACATCAAGATCTTCTGTGCGACGGCTCCCGTAATTGGATCTGGCGATATTGGTTACGAGGTCGGAACTTCCACTTCCGGTTCTCAGATCGTTGCTACGCAGCCAGATGAGATTCTAGACGCCGGAACGACGGTCGTGCTTGGTAATGTCACGGTAACGGCTCTGGTTCTTCAGACACAGGACGGAACGACGGCTCCAGCTTCCGTGCAGTATACTTCCGCAGAAAGAACACTTTACTGCAACATCACTAACACGGTAGATGCCACGACGGCAGGCTCCTTTACGTTCATTATCGAATACGTGCAGATTGCATAGATTAGGGTGGGGAGTGATCTCCCCGTTCTTTCTAGAAGGAGACTGATATGGCTGATGCAGTAACAGCAACAACAGTAATAGATGGCGATAGAAACGCTGTTATTTACTGTACAAACACTAGCGATGGCACTGGGGAAGCAGCAGTCACTAAGGTTGATGTTTCCGCGCTGTCTTCTCGTCAAGATGGAACTGCTTGCACGGGAGTCAGGTTAGAAAAGATAGTATTTTCTAATGTTGGCATGGGGGTCAAGATTCTCTGGGATGCGTCCACAGATGTTATCGCCGCCCAATTGCCAGCGGATTATTCAGACACCCTGGACTACTCAGATATTAGTGGTCTTCCTAATGTCGCCGCTTCTGGGGGCAAAACAGGAGATATACAGTTTACGACTGTAGGGCATACCAGCGGAGACACTTACTCTATAGTTGTCTACTGTCTAAAAGAATATTGAGGGAATGTCTGAAAATAAGGAAGGTCAGCCGATTGGCTTTATAGGGAGAAGGGGATAAGAATGGCAACTTCTGGATCGGTTGATTTCAACCTGGATATGGCCGAAATTACAGAAGAGGCCTTTGAGAGATGTGGACTAGAATTTAGAACAGGTTATGATTCTGCGACCTCCCGGCGATCTCTAAATCTTCTTTTTGCTGAGTGGGCGAATAGAGGATTAAATTTATGGACCGTAGAGCAAATAACACAGCCTTTGGCTCAGTTATCTTCTACTTCTTCCGTTGCGGTTTATCCTATTGGGGCCATAACAGCCACGGTGGGGGCCTCTACTAATCTTAGTGTTGGAGAGACTATCACTGGGGGAACCAGCAACGTCACCGCATCTGTTATAAGCAAACCTTCCTCAACCACTATTACACTGACGGTGCCTTCCGGGGCGTTCACTGCTGGTGAAACAATTACAGGTTCAAGCAGTGCGGCCAGTACAACTATCAGTTCTGACCCTTCCTTAATTGATGTTCAATCAACAGTAAGTTTCCTAGAAGCAGTAGTAAGAAGGAGCAGTTCGGATATAAGTATTAACAGGATAAGCAGAGGCGATTATCTCAATACCCCGAATAAAACAACTCAAGGGAGACCAACGCAATTTTATGTAGATCGTTTGATAACACCTACAGTAACTGTTTGGCCTTCTCCCGAAAATTCTACGGACGAACTTATATATCACAGGGTTCGGCGTATCGAAGATGCAGATAACGCGATTAACACAGCGGATTTACCCTTCAGATTTCTTCCGTGTCTTGTAGCGGGTTTAGCCTATTATCTAGCGATTAAGAGAGCTCCTCAGAAGATCGTAATATTAAAAGAACTTTATGAGGAAGAATTTCAAAGGGCCGCATCAGAGGACGCAGAGAGGACAGGTCTACGTCTAGTCCCAAGTTATTCTTCGCTGAGTATTTTGTAATGCCCCGGTATGCTTCAGGTAAACATGCTTTAGGTATCTCAGATCGTTCTGGAAGAACTTATAAATTAAAAAATATGATTCTGGAGTGGAATGGATATCTCGTAGGAAGAGATGAATATGAATCGAAACAGCCTCAGTTACAGCCTCGACGTGTTCTGGCTGATCCTCAAGCGTTAAGAATAAGTAGACCCGCCCGGACGGAACCAGCTGTGGAGGTTCTGCTCGCTTTCGATAGTTTTAAATCAGGTTCAAGTGGCTCTGCTGTTATAACAGTTACGGAGCCGGGGCATGGTCGAAGCACCGGCGATACGGTTAGATTTAGAAATGTAGAAGCCTTTGATGGATTTACAGAAGCTGCCGTAGAGAACAGTTCCGGGTTTTCAATCACTAAAGTTGATTCCGATAATTATACTTTCACTTCTGGAAGTGGAACAGCCACTTCTGGTAATGTTAAAGGGGGCGGGGGGTTTTCTTCCGCTGGACCCGTGACGGTGAGCGCATAAGATGGCCTATACATTCACTACCTTAAAAACGGCTATTCAAGATTATACGCAGAATACTGAATCGACTTTTGTCAACCAATTGTCTCGTTTTATCGTTAATGCTGAAGAACGTATTTTGAAAGAATGCCAGTTGGATGTGTTCCGTAAATCTTCACAGGGATCCACCAGTTCAGGAAATCAATATTTATCCAAACCAACGGACTTTCTGGCCCAGAATTCTTTGAGTGTTATCAACTCCTCGAGCAAAGAGTTTCTATTGTACAAACAGGTAACTGCTTTACAAGACTATACGCCAAACCCTGCAACCACAGGGACTCCCAAATACTATGCTGATTGGGATAATGATACATTTTTGTTGGCCCCCTCCCCAGACGCTGTTTACACAATGGAGTTACATTACTTTTATCGTCCAACGTCTATTACGACAAGTTCTGACGGGACAAGCTGGCTTGGAACCAACGCGGAACTCGGTCTTTTGTATGGTAGCCTTGTAGAGGCTTATATTTTCATGAAGGGGGAAGCCGACCTCCTTCAGGTTTACAATGGAAGATTCCAGGAAGCTCTACAATGGCTGAAGAATCTTGGCGAAGGTCTTCAGACTAGGGATCAATATAGATACGATAGGGTTAGAAGGGACGTGGCTTGATGCTAGGCAGTGCGGGCAACGCTGGTGTTAGCGATCCCTTGGTATTTACAACAACTAACCGGGGTCATTCTCCTGAAGAAATGGCGGAGATGGCTATGAACAAGATTATGGTGGTTTCTCAAGATGCCCCCTCTTTTATACGGGATCAGGCTCTGGCCCACAGAGAGAAATTGAAGAATGTGCTTGTAGTCTATATGAATAGGATGGCGCAAAGTGAACGGACTACTATTTGGGCTTTATTGAAAAAGCAGGGCCATGACGACTTGGCCGATATTATAAGGAGATTGTAATGGCAGTTGGATCATCCGCAATGTGCGGAACTTTCAAGACAGAGGCGATGGCGGGTATTCATTTCTGGACCCCACATACGCGCACAGGTTCGAGTGCTATTGGAGCGGACACGTTTAAGATCGCGATGTTCACCAACAGTTCGTCCATTAGTGCGGACACCACGGGCTATACAACTAGTAATGAGGTCAGCGGTACGGCTTACACGGCTGGTGGGAATACGTTGGCAAGTATCACACTCGCCTTGGCCGATAATAGTAGTGCAGTACCTACTGCGTTTCTGGATTTCGCGGACAGCACATGGTCTACATCCACTATTTCCAGCGCCAGAGGAGCCTTGATCTATAACAGTACTCTAAGTTCTGCGGGCACAGGATCTACGACTAATCACGCGGCGGACCCTGCGGTTGCGGTTGTTAATTTTGGCGGGGATAAATCGTCTAGCGCAGGTGATTTCACCATACAGTTTCCGGCAAATGACGCTAATAACGCAATAATCAGGATTGCATAATGGCCCTTATCACTGGTTGGGATAGGAGTACCTGGAACACGGGGGCGTGGAATAGCCCTGTTCCCGTTGAAGTTACAGGTGTTTCTGCGGCCAGTGCTGTTGGCACTTCTGTTGTTAGTCTCCCAGTCAGTATCAGCGTTACGGGTGTCTCCGCAGCCAGTGCGATTGGATCGCCTTCTGTATTTGCCGCTGTAACTGTTTCGACAACGGGGGTTTCTGCCGCATCAGCCGTTGGCTCGCCTTCCATTATCACCAATTCCAATCTTTCTGTTACGGGTGTTTCGGCAGCGAGCGGTATCGGTTCTGTTCAAATAAACTTTGCATTTAGTGTGGAGGGGGTTTCTGCTGAAGGAATTGCTAATAACGCACTTGTCTGGAGTGTTATAGATACTTCTCAAACCTCTAATTTCTCAGAAATAAGCACAACACAAACGCCGGATTGGACAAAAATAGCGGCATAGGAAAGAGCTATGGCATCTTCATATACAACAAGTTTTGGCATTGAAAAGATAGGATCGGGGGAACAGTCCGGTGCGTGGGGAACGACTACCAACCACAATCTGGATATTTTAGACCGAATAGTCGCTTATAGCGCAGTCGCTCTTTCCGGGACCACACATACTCTTACGGTTCGAGAAGCATCTCCGGGATCAGGAACCGAGAATCTTCAAGCTGGTATGTATCGCGTAATTAAATTCACGGGCGCGTTAGGTGCTAACAACACAGTCACGGTGGCTCCAAATACGACTGCGGCCTATTTCATTATAATTAACGCAACCACAGACTCTGGGTCCAGTGGGCCGTATTCGGTTATCCTGACCCAAGGAAGTGGTGCCAATATAACGGTGGCAAACGGTAAATCTGCCATCGTTTACATGGACGGCGCTGGTTCTGGCGCGGCGGTTGTAGATGCTGTATCAAATCTGGCCCTAGCAACTATAACAGCCTCCGGGGATGTTACTTCCAGTGGGACCCTTAATGTTCTAGGTGATACCGCCGCTAGTGATAAAGCTGCGGTGGGATACACTTCCGCCGAAGGTCTTATCCTTACAGGCCAAGGTTCTACCAATGATGTGACGATCAAGAATGACGCGGATGCCGATGTAATAACCATAGCTACGGGCGCAACGAACGTAGACATCGTTGGAGACGTTACAGCGTCTACAGTAAATGCTGACGGTGATACTGCCGCCAGTGACAATGCTGCTATGGGGTATACCGCCGCCGAAGGTCTTATTCTAACTGGTCAGGGAAGTACCAACGACGTAACTATAAAGAATGACGCCGATGCTGACGTAATAACGATAGCTACGGGCGGAACTAACGTAGACATCGTTGGGGATGTAACAGCGTCTACCGTAAATGCGGACGGCGACACTGCTGCCGCTGATAATGCCGCAATGGGCTATACCGCCGCTGAAGGTCTTATCCTTACGGGCCAAGGAAGTACCAACGACGTTACGATCAAGAATGACGCCGATGCTGACGTTATCGAGATCCCTACTGGTGGCACTGATGTTACAATAGCTGGCAAACTTACTGTTGGAAAAATCTTGCTAGGAAATACAAACACAGATACATCGAACACAGGCGACGTGGCGTTAGACTTTAGTGCCAATCAAAACTTTGTGCTGACTTTTACAGGAAATGTGGTTCTTACCAACCCTACCACGGAGGCGGTTGGTCAGGCTGGTGTGATCGTTTGTATTCAAGATGGAACAGGGTCCAGAACATTAGGTCTTGGGTCTCAGTTTAAGACTGTCGGAGATGGCGGAATAACACTTAGCACAGCCGCAAATGCCGTTGATATCGTGCCTTATTTTGTGTCTGCGGCTGATTCAATACTTGTTGGGGCAGTCCAACTGGCGCTTTCAGGAGCTTAGTAGACGATGCCTTTTGGTTCACAATGGTTTGCTGTTAGTGCCGAATTTCAACCCACTGATATAGCCAATTGTCAGTATTGGTTCAGAGCTGATTTAGGCATTACCAAGGATGGTTCGGATTTTGTTTCTCAGTGGGACGATCAAACAGCGAATGGGCGCGATTTAAGCGAATCGACGAATAAGCCGCTTTGGGTCGATAGTCTTATAAACAGCCAACCCGCCGTTCGATTTGATGGAAGCAATGATACAATAGGACATGATTACGCTGAAAGCTATGGAGCAACATTTCATGTCTTTCAGCTATTCAATTCAGTCTCTTGGACCAACAATGACTATGTGGCTAATTACGAAGATGGTGGCGCCAATGGCTATGTTAGGCAAATTGGAACTAGCCCGCAAATTAAGCAAGGTGGGACAGATGCAAATGTTAATCCTGTTTCCTTGACTATTGGGAGCTTTGGACTTGTCCAATCTGGATTTACTGGAGGCACAACAAGTTGGCAGACACTCAATGATGGCTCCAAGGTGACAGGTGCTGATCCAGGAGGCACTCCTGCATTTGGGGAAGTTCGTTTAGGCTCGAACCATGCAGGAGGTCAGAATGGAAATGTAGAAATAGCAGAAATTATTGGATACTCAGCGGAGATATCTGGAGCAGACCTAACGAACTTGTTAAGCTATTTTAGCGATAGATACGCTATATGGTGATGCCACCTTTAGTAAGAATCAAATGCGAAAGATAATTTAGAAACACTGGAGTAATGACTATGTGGCAATACAAGGGCGTCACTATCAGGAAAGGACGAACGTGGGTAAGCGACGACGGCATCCAGCAATCCCCGCAATGGCACTTATGGTCAGCGGCTGAAAAGGAAGCAGCAGGTCTTGTCGAGATTACCCCTGAAGCTGCTCCCGATGATCGTTTCTATAGATGGACACGGAATCCTGATGGCACGGTCAATAAAACGGAAAACCCCCTTAATGATGTGAAGTCATCTCTAAAAGAAGAAGTAAAACGGCAACAAGGTTCGCTACTGAGCCAAACGGATTGGGTAATTATCAGAAAGGCTGATGCCGGAACTGCCGTACCGTCAGATATTCAGACTTGGCGAGATGCAATCCGTGCTAAAGCAACAGAGATGGAAGAGGCAATCGACAACGCCGCAGATGCAGATGCCATTGTTGCGCTGCTTTTAGTTTGGGATAGCGACGGCAATAAAACCGGGATTCTTTATGATTGGCCTAGTGACCCCAGGGAATAGAAATTGGAAGATATAGGTAATGACAACAGTTAAGGAATTGCAATCAAAACTAGACACACATGAGGCCGTTTGCGCCGAACGGTGGAAAGAGACCATTGAGCGGATAAAAAGACTTGAGTTGATATTAATCACTTCCGCTGGTGCAGTTATTCTTTTGATGTCAGGGATGCTCTGGAAGATATAAAATGCCGCTGTCAAAGATACAGTTCCGCCCTGGAGTTAACAGGGAAACTACGTCCTACGGAGATGAAAACGGTTGGTACAATTCCGATCTAGTCCGTTTCCGTAAAGGTCGTCCTGAAAAAATGGGCGGATGGATCCGTCTTAGCAGCAACACCATACAGGGAACGGGTAGATCACTTCATGTGTGGGCCTCGTTAAGCGGCGCTAAGTACATGGGCCTTGGAAC